CATCGCTATCCTTCCTATATGTGAGGAGAAGAAAAGAGTTGTTGGATATTGGTATAAACCGCACTTCGGGTCAAGCGGTGCGGTGCGCTACGGAAGGCCTGATGAAGCCTGACCCTAATCAAGGGATCGACATCGCGCAGAATCTACAAGGGTAGCAGCCCTTGCCGTGCCTACGGTGAGACTCTCGGTCAATTTCCCAAAACCGACGTGTCCGTAAGCCTGTCTATGGGAGACGTTCCGCTTCGCGGATACGATCTTGTTCCCATTCCCTGAGAATCTTTACCAGTTGTTTGCTGATAGGACGGTCCTCATGCTTTGCCAGGATCTTGATGTCCTGATACACGTTACGAGGAACCGCAATTGACTTATATTTTTCAGTGTCCATCTGCGAGAGTATAGGATGGTCAGGGATACTTAGCAAGCTTCCCACTTCAATTTTTGTTGAAGTGGATGAGTGTCAACCCGTGGGCGGCTTTTGACGTTCCAACCTTGGCCCACTTTGGTTGTAGCCTCCCCCAAGCATCGCCAACCGGCTCCCCGCAAACTAGCCCCACCCTCCGATGCTAACGTATAGGTAATCAATTTTGTGTAACCCAAAGCTTTTGCAGCTTGCCAAGCACTTGCATAAAGCTTGGAACAGGCGTTTTTTGTACCATCGGTGCAACATCGATTGACTTCAAGAGTCCAACCATCATCCAACAGCCTAGCAACCGGTCTACCCACAATCGCTACACCTACCACTTCAGCACCACGCGATACGGCCAAACAAAATTTAGATCCCGGCACCGGTTTATGATGTCGGTGATAGTTTTTTACAAACTCGTTGGCTTCTTTGAAACTGATAGGGGTGATTTGTAGTTTTTCACGCAAGTTCTTTCGCTTCTCCCCAGCTCGGCCCGAGGTCGATGTCACATTTGTTGGGTACCCTGAGTTCTATAGCCTCTTCCATGACCTTTTTTATCCGTCGTGCGTGGTCTGCGTTCATCACACTGCAACCCAACTCATCGTGAACCTGGATAAGTGGTAGCTCACCCGCTTCATACAGGTCAACCATCGCCTGCTTGGTCATATCGGCTGCACTAGCTTGGATCAATCGATTCAAAGCCTTGTAGGTGTATGCACGTCGCAAAGGCGTAGTATCGCCGTAGACGGCCTTAGCTTCCGCTCTGGGCATCGCTTTCTTCAAGTCGTACCCAACTGGTTCAAACATGTTAAAACGGCACTTACGGCCTTTGAGGCTGCGTATGGACCCATCTTCCTTGGTATCTACCGATCTTGACACGCCCTGCATCAATTCTCTTACAAACGGCACTCGGGCATGATACTGCTGCGTAATTTCTTTTGCCTCGTCTACGGACAAGTCAAGCTCACCAGCCATCTTATTGACGCCCATGCCATACATCAGCCCCAAGTTGATGGTTTTTGCTTGTTTACGGGGTATTTTTGCCATCTCAGACACCATTGTGTGAAAGTCGGTGTCTGGATCGTCGTTATATGCAGCGACAAACTCTCTTGCTCCTTTCAATGGGTTGTTTTTCCACTCACCAAAAATGTCTGCGTAATGACACAAGATCCGTGGTTCCTGTTGCGAAAAGTCGATTGCAGCCCACTGCTCATCTTCTTCTGGCAGGAACAAACTACGAATCAGGGGTCCTAGCTTTGGATCTCTAGCCGGGATCTGCTGTAGGTTGGGGTTGTTCATCGACAGTCGTCCGCTGACCGTCCCGCCCTCGTCACTTCGTAACTGGTTGATGTGACCGTGAATGCGTCCCTCTTTGGATACATACTTCATAATCGACGTGATGAACGTGCCTTGTACTTTGTTTAGGTTACGAGCTTCAACAACCAGCTTCGCAAATTCGTGAGGGTGCTCGGACAAAAAGACCTTGGTAAATGACGGCTGTCCCGTTTGCGTCCGGGCATATTTGATGCCTAATTTATCGAATGCTTTCGCTAGAGATGCTGCTGCCCAAATCTCAACGTCCATACCTGCTAGGTCGTTGATTTGCTTGAGCTTTTGTTTTTCTTCCTTCAAGAGCTGTTGCTTGGTCCTTTCACACTTATCCAGGTCAATTCGCACCCCCCGGAACGTCATATCAATGAGACATGGCGTGAGCCGTGTTTCGAGATCGAAGATTGTCTCAAGTCCTTCCTTGTTGATTTCAAGCTTGAAAAACTTGTAAAGGTCATAGGCCAACCGGGCATCTTGCTCCGCATACGGACCAACAAACTGGGACGGCAGCTTCCAAAGCTCACCCTTGGGATCAACACCAAACTCCACCGCAGCCTCCGTCAATAGTTTTTCTGACTTGGCCTCGCCTAAATAATCGTATGACAGGGCATTCAAACTGTAGCTGTAACGGTTCTCATCGAGCAGCGCAGCCATAACCATCGTGTCTACGATGTCTCCGTTGACTTCGACACCGGATGCTTTCAGCCAGCCGAGGTCGTAGGGTGCGTTGTGCATGATCTTCGGACAGTCGGTCTGCATTTGTTTTTGCAACCAACGCATAACTATGCCCTTGTCCAGGTTACCGCCGCCGGTATGAGCGATTGGGTAATAAGCTTCCCAACCATCCGTTGCTACGGCAATGCCTACGACATCACCATCCTTTCTGGGCCAACCGGGTCCGTTCTGTTTGAGGTTCGGGTCACGTGTCTCGAGGTCCACGGCTATTTCTTTACAGCCCGTCAGATCTCGTAACTCGAATGGTGGCGTCCACTCCGACTTCGGGGTGAACAACGGAAACTGTAATCTAGTCTCTTTTTGCATGGTCTTTTCGCGGGTCGTCTGAGATAGCAAAACGTAAGTACCAAATCGCTTTCTTGATGTCCTCTGTCTCTTTGCCTTTGTGCAGGCATCGCCATAGATACTTGAAAGCGTTGCACAAGCAATACATTTTCACGGCCTTACCGCCAAATACCATGACCATCGCATCGATGGCTTCAATATCTCCGATCAGGTAGTGCTTGGGTTGGTTCACGTTATCCTCAGTCACAACGCATAACTCCTGTTAAAATTTTCGGGTTCCACGATAAAAAGGTTACGCATCGAGCGAGTCACAGCAACGTAGAACACCCGGTGGATGCTGTCCGCATCACGCACCATTGATTCTTCTGCTGCAACGGTCAGGTCCGTATACAGGACCACGTTCTCTGCTTCACCGCCTTTTGCCCCGTGGATTGTTGACAACTTAATTCGAGGTTCTTTGGTGAGATCTTCGCCTCGCCGCACCAGTGCGTTGACATAAGCCACGTCCACGCCCGGTATCTTATCCAAAGCCTCATGCCACTCCATCTCTCGATTCGCCAACAGACCATGATGGTCTCTCAGTTCCTCAAAAGTGAAAGTGTCGTCTTCTTCCCCAATAATCTTTTTATGTCCTCTGGCAATCCTCACACCGTTGCCCGTCATATAGCTGTATAAGACTTTAACCAAGTCAAACACAACAGGCTTACCAGCTTGCAATAATCTCCACGCTTCGAGTGCCTGCCTTACTTTCAAACGCACACTAGGCTTACCGCCAGAGTATTCGTAAAAATAACCTTGTGATTTCAAAAAGTTATGTGCTCCCTGCAAATGAAACTTAGCTTGTGACAAAAACAACCAAGTGCCTTCTGTCAGATCTAGTTCTTCGAACCCGGTGATCCGCTTGACGGAACCCTCTTCCTTCTTTGGCAGATAGTTTTTTGGGAATCGCCTTACGATCCGGGCACAAACTCGGTTGGCAAGTTCATGTATTTTACTGGGCACCCGGTAGCTTTGCTCGAGCACCTCACTGCTACCCGGCAGATTAATAAAATGATCAACGTCTGCCCCACTCCACTTGTAGATAGCCTGGTCGTCGTCTCCAGCGCAGTACATCTGCCGTGACTTCTTTTCTATCGCGTGTGCAATGTCCCACTGCAACGGACTCAAATCTTGCGCCTCGTCGATCATGGCAAGCTCAAACTTCGGGCACGTCTCGTGCGCTGACTTGGCAAACAACTCTAGCATGTCCGTGTAATCGAACAGGTTGTGTTCTTTCTTGTATTGATCCAAGGACCGTGCCACGTAGTCCACTTCCAGCCAGTTGTATTCAATCTCACTAAAATTGTACTCATGCCTGAGTAACGTCTTTTTCAAACGGGACAGCGTGATCAACCGCAGTATGGGCGACTCCTTGCGTAAGCTGTTGCTAAGATCCTCCTCGACCTCGTGCAGTCTGGTTTCCCCTGACACCAGGCTGATGCCGATTTTCTTCTCGACTTCCCGGTAGTGTGCCGCTGTCATCAGTTGGTCACTCTTCAGCCCGGTCAAAAAGAAAGCCAAAGAGTGTATGGTGCGAAAATATGGCAGATCTGCTTTTGGATCTAATCCAAAACGTACAGAAGCTCTTTCTTTTGCCTCAGACGCTGCCTTACGTGTAAATGCAAAGAATGCAATCTTGTGTGGTGGTGTGCCCTCTGCGAGAGCCTTATCAACCAGATTCAGTAAT